GATTAAGACTCCATAGGTAGGTACGCGATAACTGACTCCATGATAACGGTAAAACAAGAACTCTTCTGAAGTCGGAATGTACATAACATTGTTTCCATGCAAATCATTATGAATGAATCCAAAGGTTCGCTGAGCGTAGGCTAATGCAAACACGATTTGTGCAACCCATGCAGTATGATGTTGTGGATCTGAGCTTGTTTTAATCAGATCGTAAAAGGTTCCTTTACAGGATTCCATCACAGTGGTTACAACAGGAACGTTTGAAAACGTGGCCCATGCGAAATCTTCCTCGTCTTCAGACGGAATCGAACTCTCTTCGTCTTCAAACTCGCTACAGTCACAGGATTCAATGTCAAACGCATCTTCTTCATCAGACTCTGTTTCATACGATTCATCTGAATCCGAAGGTAAATCGTATTCTTCTACAATTCCAAATGATTCAGGTTCATCTACATGTTGAACTTCAACATCTTCAATCTCAAGTTCGAGATCATCGCCTACTTGAACGGCTGCACGTTGTCCGCGCGTATGACTGAATCCTGTACCAGTTGCAGTTCTCAATCGTAACTCAAACGTCTTACCAATATTATCCATGAACCATTTTCGATCGCATAAATCTTCATAATCGTCTGAGATATTGATCTCATGTTTAGAAGACAGTGCGGCATAGGTACCATACACTCGTGGAAAATGAGCACACTCTGAGCTAGATAGTAGAGTAGATGCTAATGCGCCTACGTATGCAGCGGTATACGGACTCTGCATCTGTTCCGAATAACTCTTCTCAGTTTCGATCGGTTTAGGAAGTCCTGGAGCAGAATACTCACCCTTCATCGTTTTGAATGGACTCAGAATCATAGTTGTCTTACGATGAACTTCGCATATTTGTCCTTTAGTTGTTTTGATATGGGTTGCATCCACAACCGACTCCACTTCTTCAGGAAGACGAATACCGTACTCAGACATCGAAGCCAATCGTTCCGTTTTAAACAATTGTTCGAGCGGGGGAATAAAGGGTTGAACGTGAGTCAAATCCCATGCATCTGCCTGTAGTTTGGGTATACGATGAAGGCGTAGATCCACTGACTGTGTTCTCAAATCTTTGCCCATTGTGTTTTGAAGGGGGAATGAAACATCGTAAGCAGACGCGGAACACTTTCTATCCGTCAGAACAAGATGAACTTTCAATTACGTAAGTTCGACATCAATATGTTGAAAGATCGTTGCGAGATTGATTCTCGCAAAAGTCCGATGATCGTTGTGATCGGTAAGAAGGATACGGGAAAGTCGTTCTTAGTGCGCGATATTCTCTACAACACACAGCATGATTTTCCTGTAGGCACTGTGATCTCAGGTACAGAGGTTGCGAACGAATTCTTTCAACATATGGTTCCTTCAAAATTTATTCATGATAAGTACTCTCCTCAGATTGTGATGAATGTCATCAAGCGACAAATGAATGTCAAACAGAATCGAAACAAAGCTAAGAATTCAGGTGGAGGTCAGTCAAGTATTGATCCACGCGCCTTTCTAATTTTAGATGACTGTTTGTATGATTCTTCATGGATTAAGGAAGAGTCTACCCGTTACGTGTTTATGAACGGACGTCATATTGACATGATGACCATTATTACAATGCAATATCCACTAGGTATTACACCGAATTTGCGTACGAACGTGGACTTTGTGTTCATTCTTCGTGAGAATATCCTAGGAAATCGTCGTAGAATTTACGAGAATTACGCAGGTATGTTTCCAACCTTTGAGATGTTTTGTACTTTCATGGATCAGTGTACAGAGAACTTTGAATGTTTAGTGATTTGTAACAACGTGAATTCAAACAAACTCGAAGATCAAGTGTTTTGGTACAAAGCTGCAGAACATCCACCGTTCAAGATGTGCGATTCTTCATTGTGGGCGAATAATCAACCGTTCCATTCAGCTATTCTCGCCGCCGACGAGTATAACGCTTCGGCTTTGAAGAAGAAGAACGCTTCACCTTCCGTGTGGGTGCGGAAAGACGGCGCCGTCTAGAACCTCCTGTAGGTTTAGCATCCTCGATTTGTTTATCAGTCGGTACAGCAGCATCGATTTCTTCACTAGTCGGTACAGCATCCATGACTTCCTTTGATTCAGGTAATTCTTTGACCTCTTTATTGATATTTTCAATAACTTCAACAATCTTAGTAGAAGAGGTAGGAACGTCTGGTACGCTTGCTGCAATGATAGAAAGACGATCTAAAGCTCCCTGCAATTTTTTATATTTCTTTTTCTGGTCCTCGTCTGCTGTATTGATCAGAGCTTGAATTCTCTGTCTGTCTTTCTCTTTTGACTCTTTAATAGCCTGTTTCATAACTGAAACTGTTCTTGCTTCAGGAGATTGGATAAACGCAGCAAGTGTAGGACTATACGATGCGATTGCTGTACAGATAATTGGAATCAATGCTACTCCAGGTCCGAAGCAAGTGGCAAGACCCGTTGCTGCTGCAGTTGTTCCAGTGATTGTCCAAAAGTTATTCTTTACATAGTCCGCCGCTGTATTTCGCAATCCTGTATCAATTTGCTTCATTCCCGATACAATGGTAGCTAAATTAGGATCCGTAGGTGTCTTTGATCCTGGTATTGGTGGTGTAGTTACAATGGGCTTTGTAAGCGTTTGTGAACCAGTATTTACTTGTGATGGTGGATCAGTGCGTAGAGGAGGGCCACTAAAACCAGTAAAATCAGCAGTGGCTTTTTCATCTTTCGATATTTTTAATTTAGATTCATTACTAGTAGTAGGACCACTCATAGCTGAAAAAGTTCGCTTGTTTTCACCAACACCACCTATAACTTTCTTTGCACCAGTGGTGCAGGTTAAGAACTTTCCCACCGCATTAAAATCTGTAGCAGATTGTCCGAATCGCACAGTGGGTTCGTCTTCTCCTCCCTTTTTTGGTTGAACTCCATGTGGATTATATTTAACAGGTCTTGTTGGACCAGGTTTCGTAGGAGGCATCTTATTCTACTTCAATATTTTACTCCCTCATCACTCCCTCTGAAGGATGAACCGGCTTCGATGCATCCTCAACAATGTCTTGAAGTTGCTTCTTTTCCGCAGCGGCTTCAAGCGCGTTTGCCTTCTTACGCCTCTCGTTCTCCTCCTTCTGTTTCTTAATAGACTCCTCGCGCTGGTCGGCGAAGAACATCTCTTTATTAGCCTCGTTTTCCTTGTATCGACGCATGAGCTCATTTAATTCACGTTCAGCGTATTCCACTTCAGGCATGAGATGCTCCGATGGATCCCATGGTAACCATGCACCGACCTTGCCGATGAAGAGATTGTCTTTTGGATATCGTCGCTGAAGCACTTTTGCAAACATTTGTGTCTCCTCGACTGTTCCGAAGCATCGACGAACCTTGACACCTCGCATGTTGGTTTTAAACTCAACCTTTTGATCGTACATCTCTTGGAGATCCTTCTCGTTCTTAAGAAGGAAGACTTGGTACTGCTCGTGAACATCCGTCTTCTTGACGTCGCCGTTATGAACGCTCATGAACTCTTGAGAATCCTTAAAGAGATCATCGACTTTCAACGAATATTTAGTAGCTAAGAACGCCATGAACTTCTCAAGACCCTTGATTTTCCATTCGTAATCCATCCACTCAATGAAGCGCTCAAACATGAACTCATCTTTCTGTTTGATCGTCTTCTCGGGACTCAAAAAAGACACAATGCAGTATTTTTGTGTCGGGATCTCTGGGTCTTCGTCAAGGTAATCAATATGTGTTCCATCTTCTTCATTCTTTGGAAGTACTTGACGTTCACTTGGCATTTTTTGAATACATCTTCTCTTGTGAAAATAGCAAATGTACGACCTTCTTACAACTGCGTTACTCTTTGTACTTTTGACTCCAGGTGTTCTTCTTTCATTGCCTTCAAGCACGCATGGTGACATCGTCACTGCACTTCTACATGCACTCGTGTTCTGGATTGTTCTTCGATTCATCTCTGGATACGTTTCATGGTGGATCGTTTGGTTAGTCGGAGTCGGTATACTCGGATACAAATTTTACACACCTGCTTCTTCAGGAACGTAAAATTTCTTCGTGCGTCCTTAACAAATGGATTCTAAGCCCAAGCCCACCCCATCAGGTATTGATATGAGTGACCTAGTGATGCGTCTTGTTAAATACTTTCTAGAAGGTCTTGCAGTTGCCATTGCTGCGTACGTCTTGCCAGGCAAGACATTGAAGGCATCTGAAGTAGGTATGATTGCGTTGGTTGCAACTGCTACATTTGCAATTCTCGACATTTATGCCCCAAGTGTCGGTGCGTCTGCTCGCACA